TTCAAGCCCTCGATGCACACGTATTACAATGCCGCCTGCATCTTTAATAGATTTAATTTCGTTAGGAAATCGACAATCTGAAATAACAATGTTGTCTTTACTGTTGCGTAGTTTATTTTCTAGCGAAGCAATCCATATATCGTCATGGAAACTTTTGCGGCACACTTCTGTACCCCAATACTGTAATACCCAACGTGGAGTAAGATTAGGCATATTCAAACGTTCACTCCACCACGGATCTACTTGTTCACGCCATGCACGGGCTTGTGTAGTGCGGCCTTCTAGCATTGTTCTATCCCACCCAAACACATACGCAACCGCATCTTTTAAGCTGTTGGCAAATGATTCTCGTCTAAAACCGTGGAAATTTGTAAGATAGTCGGCAACTGTATCTTTGCCAGAACCGATAAAACCGCATATACCTATAATCATAGCACCCCCGTTGTTGTGCTAGTATATAACAGTTTTATTACAAGGTCAATTCTTTATTAGCCAATAACAAAGGTCATTGGTACACCGCCAGAGACTAGATTTTCGAGTTCTTTATCTAATTCTTTTAATTCGGTTTGCGATTCAGTTTTGAGTGAAGCACCGTTTAATGTAATAGCACTTTGTGGGCCTGCAATAGTACCAAACTTGCTACGTGCTTCTCCCAGCATCATCTTAGATACTGCTAAAGTATAATCGTATATCCATTGCTTGGCATAGATGTCCTGTAGAATAACCCAATCAGGACGATAGTTTTGTGTTCTCATTAATATCTGTTCGCCTTGCGCAAACGGACGTTGGAGAATGTTTAAAATATGGCTTGTAGGTTTCCAGCTGAATTCAATATAACTACCAAACATACGTCCAACTAGTTTTTGGTATCCGGCAAACATATCATATGTAGCCAAGCCGCCTGTCATAGTTCCGCTTAACAAATAAGTGTTAGTGTAAGCCAAGTTGAATGGTTCGAACAATGTACCGCCGGCGCCCATGCCACTACGTGAGCCTATGGCTCTGCGGAATACGCTTTGTACGCTGATAATTTCATCAGGCAACCTGTATTCATTTTGATCCTGAATTAGTTCCAGGAAACTATAGCTTTCTTCTACAGCATTACTACTACGCTGTCTAAAACGTGTTAATGCACGGTCTAATGCTGTTTCGTAGTGTTTAGGATCTAGTTCTACTTCAACCATGCCATCGCCTAACATAGTTCTGACATAGTCAAAAACCTTGTTACGTTCTAGAGTTGAATTAGATTGGTTAGTTGATGGTAAAGCGTCCATTAGTTTGTCTCCATACATATTTAGCTACTGATAAATATCATATGCCAAGAATTTCAATGTACAAACCAGAAAGAGGCAACGATTATAAGTTTATGGATCGTCAAGTCTCTGAAATGTTCCAAGTGGGCGGTGTAGAAGTATATTTGCACAAATATATGGGTCCGCAACTCAAGAACGAAGGCACGGCTGATCAACCCGTGTACGATGTCATGAGTGTGACAAATATACAAGATTTGTTATTCTTAGAAAATCGCGATAGAAAATACGATGAAGAAATTTACCGTATTCGCGGCCATTATCAAGTACAAAACATAGATTTTAACTTGAGTCAATTTGGATTATTCTTGGATAATGATACAGTAATGATGACTGTACACATTAACGATTTTATCAAGTTTATAGGCCGCAAGCCAGTTAGCGGCGATGTGTTAGAATTTCCTAATCTAAGAGATGAATTTGCTCTTAACGATTATGACCTGGCATTGCCTCGCTACTATGTTATTGAAGATGTGGGCCGTGCTAGCGAAGGCTTTAGTGCAACATGGTATCCGCACTTGTACAGACTGCGTCTTAAAAAGATTGTTGACCAACAACAATTTGCCGACATACTTAACAAACCAGCAACAGATGCTAATGGTGATCCATCCAACATGACTTTGCGGGAACTGTTGAGTACCCATAATAAAGAATTAGAAATTAATGATCAAATAGTTGCGCAAGCAGAAGCTGATGCTCCTAAAAGCGGTTACGAAACTAGACAGTTTTACACTCTTGCTGTGGATGAACAAGGTAAACCAGTTCTCAATACTGCTGACGAAAATACTATTCTTGCCAGCGAAAACATGTTGGCCAGTCAAAGCGAAGGTATTCCTGAACGTACAGGATATACCGGTTATCTAGTAGGCGATGGATTTCCTGTTAACGGATACGATTTTGGATTTGGAATACAATTCCCAGCAAGTGCAGTTAAGGACGATTTCTTTTTGCGTACAGACTTTTTACCCAACAGATTACACAGATTTGATGGCTCACGATGGGTTAAAGTTGAAGATGCTGTACGTATGAACATGACCAACACTGATACCAGAGCTACTCAAAGAACTGCATTTATCAATAATACAAATAGTACATTTGTTGACAGAGTTGCTACAGGGTTTTCACATAATCCAGATTGGATTGCCACTTCAGGCAAGCCCCGGGGATATATCTATAAAGACACAGAAGTGGTTTATACACTAATGCCATACACCACTGCTCCATACGTGGTATTGAAATTAGATGCCTATACTATAGACTATGCCCTAGCAGATCACCCAGGTTTGTTTACAAATAACGCTAATAAGTTGCAAATCAACTTACCTAAGATTCCAGATGCAACTGGAACGCAACAAAAAATACCATACGATGGATTGTGGGAAGTTAATTTATACAACCACAAAGAAGAACAGCGTCAGAGTTTAAGTAAAGCTCTTAGACCAAAGGCAGATTTATAATGCAGCATTTTTATGATGGTCAGATACGGAGATATCTTACACAAACAATTCGTGTACTCAGCAACTTTGTAGTAAAATACGGTGACGGTACGCTTGTGCGTGTGCCTGTTATGTATGGAGATTCTGATAGACAAGCCGCAAGTATTATTAGACAAAACAGTGAAAACAAAATTAATAGTTCTCCAAGGATCAGCGTTTACATTACTGATTTAAAATTAGATAGAGCAAGATTATCAGATTCTACATATGTGGGTAAATTGCATTTCAGAGAGCGTGGCATAAACGAAAGTACCGGTGATTATAATCAGAGCCAAGGACGCAACTATACAGTAGAGCGTGTTATGCCTACTCCCTTTTCTCTAACAATGAAAGTAGATATATGGGCTGCAAACACAGATCAAAAATTACAATTGTTAGAACAGATGCTGGTGTTGTTTAACCCAAGTCTTGAACTGCAAACAACTGATAATTACATTGACTGGACTAGCTTAACGGTGTTGAATTTAAATGATATTAGATGGACTGGTAGACAAATCCCTACAGGCAATGATAGCCCTATTGAAGTTAGCACATTAACTCTCGATACTCCTATATGGTTGAGTCCGCCTGCTAAGGTCAAGCACTTGGGTGTTATTACAAAAATTATCACAAGTTTCTATCAAAATTCAGATTCGAGTCCAGCAGATTATATTGATGGCCTTGGCATTGATTTAGCAGGTAGCACAGTAACCATGTCTGGATTGCTAACTGAGATGATTACCACTATTACTGACTACGGAGTGCAGATATATAATAATCCGCAAGGTGTTGGATCAGCTAGGTTATTAAATTCTACAGAAAGTGTAATTCCACGTAGTCCAACACTAGATGTATCTGTTAAACAAGGCAGCTATGTTCACTGGGAAGAGTTTTTTAACAGCTATCCTGGGCAATTTACAGCAGGATCTAGCAGAATATACCTAATACAACCCAACGGATCTAATATTGTAGGTACCATGGTAATTAATCCTATGGATAGTACAATACTTAATATAGATTGGGATACTGATAGTTTAACCAGTAATACAGGAATAGACAGTAATGGTTTGTTAGATACTGATAATTTATATAACGCTGCTGGTAGTTTTAGGTCACAAAGTACTGGAACTATTGACGCAATAATTAACCCATTAACTTATAACCCATTAAGACCTAACAACGAAGCAACAGATCAAGTACTTGTATCAGGTACTAGATTTTTAATTGTGGAAGACATTGGTAGCGAAATCAATGAGGATGGAGCAGATGCTTGGAAAAATACTGATAACACCGACTTTGTGGCTCGTGCTAACGATATTATCGAATGGCAGGAAGACCACTGGGCTGTTATATTTGCCGCTAATCAAGAAAGCGACACGATGATCTGGCAAACGAATATATACACTGGAGTTCAATACTTGTGGAACGGAGTTTCCTGGGTTAAGAGCTTTGAAGGTGAATATAAGGCAGGTCAATGGAGAGTGGAACTTTAACTGAAAAAATCGTTTGTAGTGGCGCATTGTTTTGTGCTAAATCTACCCAACGATTTTTATTGCTACAAAAAGCTAATGGTAAACACATGGGTACCTGGGGACTTGTTGGCGGCACTAACTTGTTGAATGAAAATCCTTGGCAAGGGTTACAACGAGAAATTGAGGAAGAGATTGGTCGAGCACCATCTATTATTAAAACACTTCCCTTAGAGAAATTTGTCAGTAACGACAGCGTGTTTAGTTTTCACACTTATTTTTGCGTTGTAGAAGACGAATTTGTTCCTGATCTAAGCGACGAGCACATGGGTTGGGGCTGGTTTGATTTAAGCAGATTGCCAAAGCCTGTACACCGTGGGCTTGATTTGAGTCTGCGTAATCGAATTATTCAAACTAAAATACAAACTGTAATAGATTTAATAGATAACTTATAAAACAAAAAAGCCGCATTAAGCGGCTTTTTGTTCTGTACTGTTTGAATTAAGCCTGCGCTTCACTCCAACGCAATACCAAGTTACAAGGAATAGTTCCTGATCCCGATGCACGATAAATGTTAATAGCCAATACGTCTGGTCCGTTTGGATATGTACCACGGCCACCTAGTGTAGTATTTGTAAGTTCTTTCAACGAACTTAAATCAATCGCGTTAGTTGAGCCTGGAGATGCAATAAACGAGAAGATCTGTTCGCCTGGTAGTGCAAACGGCGGTTGTCCAAACTTGAATGTCACAGTAGTTGAGCCAGCTGTAATTGTTGTAGCATCCGATGCTTGATTAAATGTCACACGATAATATTGTGTTCCAAAATATGTAGCTAATGTTGCCGATGATACAAACGTACCGCCTCCAAAAATACCTCCAGTGTTAACTTCAGTACCGTTGGTAGCATTAGTTGCTTCCCAACTTGCTTTCTGGAAGAAAATCAGCGAACTTTTTGTAAGAGGATAGCCAGTTGTCACTGTTAATGTTGTGGCACCAGTAGTTGTACCGCTTGGATTTTTACTCAATGTTATGTAGTAGTATTGTGTTCCAGCATAACTACCCCAGAATTGAATACTGTTAATAACTGTACCCGATTGAATATTTGATCCTGTAATAGGCTG